AGTTTTTATAAAAAGTAAAAATGTTGAAATTACAGATATAAAAGAAGATGCTTGGGGCTTATCTTTAAATATTTTAAATTTAGAACTCACTATTGATCCTTCTGGCATTAGCTTAGATGCCGATATTAAAAGGGATGTAATAAAAGAGTTTAAAAATATTATAGAATTTTATAATGAAATTAGCTTAAGTGTAGAGGATAAAGAAAAAATAAAAGAAAAAAAAGGACATCATTATATACTTCACAGTATAATATCTCCTGAATTAAAAAAAATTTAAAAATAAAGAGCCTTAGAAAAGCTCTTTATTTTTTAATATCTTCATTTGTATCATCTTGTTTTAGCTGTTTAAATAGTTTTTTTATAGGAAAAGGCACTATTAATCCCATTTCTTTGAGATTTTCTACTATACTTATTCCTTCTGTTCCTACTACACTACAAATCATCATAATTTTGAAAGAAATAGGAAACCCAAGAATAGTTATAGGAACATTTAAGTTATTCGCTATTATTAACCTATCTAGTGCAGCTCCAACCACCACTGCAAATATGTATCCAGTTTTTTTTATTAAGCCCTTATAGCCTGTTTTAGAGGACAATTTCTTTTTAAGTAAACTCCTTAAATAACCTGTAATATAATCACAAGCCATAAATATAAACATTACTTCCATAGATATGCTCCAACCACCTATGAAATAACTTAAATAGCTTCCTATAATTATAAAAAACTTTATGATTCCCTTTTCTTTCTCCATTTCCCTCACCTATAATTTTAATTTTTCTTTCATTTCTTTATTATATTTAATGGCTTCTTTTGTATGGTCTATAACAGCTTGTTCAGTATAATCTTCATTTTTAATTTTTCTTTTCCATGAAGGTTCCCCAAACATCCTTACAGCACGATACATTGAAACTCTTTTATAAGCTGATACTCCATGCTCTTTCATAATAAAAATAAATATTTTATCTGCCCAATAACGATTTATAAAAGTATCATTTAATTCAGAGTACAAGTAATCATGAATGATTGCAGCCCTAGTATACTTGCCAAAAGGTGGAAAAAATATCCATAAAATTCTAGGGACACTTGCCAAATCAGTAATAAAACCCTTTGGTACTGTTATAACAAAACCATTTATTTCATACTTATACTCTTCTTTTAAAATCCACTTATTATCTCCTACTGGTTCAGTTAGTAGTGGACTTAATTCCATTTTTTCCTCCTATTTTATTTTTTGGATTCTTTTAGCTTTTTAAAGAAAGGTTGTAGTTCTTGTACAGCATCTTCAATAGTTTTTTCATTGATAAAAATACGAAGTTTAGCAGGTAACTTTGAAACAAATTCTTGGACTGCTTGTTTTTTTAAAGTACCCAATCCTTTTCCTTCAAAACTAACCTCAGCTGCTACTACTTCTTTTATAACAGCTTCTTTTCCACTGTATCTCCATTTTAATATAAAATATACTACCCCTGCTACCAATGTTTCCAATACTTTCCATAATAGTTGTTTATCCATTTTTATTCCTCCTATTTTTTGATTTTTTTTAACTCTTCATCAGTTAGTAACTCAAAATGAGGCCCATCATAACTTCCTCTTTGAACTTCATCTTTTGTACTTCCATTTAAGTTCCAATCTGCTCCACGCCTTGCTTTTATTCCGAGTTCTTTTGCACATTCTAAAAGAACTTCTCCAATTTTATTAAATTTTTCTGTATCATTCCAATCTTCTTGTTTAAATGGATATGGAATAAAATCAAATGCTCTACTAGGTGTTTCACAATGCTTACTATTCATTATTTTTGAAAAACCTTGTTTAACTTTTTTTCTCTGTTCTTCTACTGTTCGATGTCCTTCAATTATTGTAAAATCAATTCTTTGTATAGCAAGATTTGCTATTTTTACTAAATTTGGATGACATCCTGCAAGATTGTCTAAACTTCTTTTACTAAACTTCCCCATTTTTCCTCCTTTTATTTCCACTCTATTTTCTCAATTTCTTCTGCTGATTTAGCAGTAGATAATTTTATAGATAACTCACCAAATTTATCAAATATTTTATCTTTTCTTTTTATAAACTCTGTTAGAACATTCATTATTTGAGCATATGTAAAAGTTTTTATACTATTATCTGCAAGTATCCAGTTTCTTGTATCTGTTTCTGTAACTTCTCCTGTACCTAAGATATAATCAACTTCCCAAAAATTATCTAAATCATCTTTTCTGACTTGAAAAGTATCTCCATTTACTGTAATATTTTCATAAAGTTTTTGTATTCTAATACTTTTCAATTCTTCTCTTTTAGTATTTTTTACCTCTTCCAAATTTACAACCCACTCACTATTCTGCCATTTATGATATTTTGAAGGTTTTTCAATTTTTAGAAGTTTCTTATTTTTTATAACTTCTCCTTCCTCTAATGTTACCTCTATCCCAGCTTTAATTTTTTCTTCTTTTTTCATTTCTCTAAGACCGTTTTCGTCTTGAATAGGATATTGAAATTCTTCTTCTGTTATTATCATATTTTCTCTATATTCTGGGTAGTAACTTAAAGGATTATTTTTTACATCATCTAAACTATTAGCATATACTGAATATACTTTTTTTATATCTTTATAGAAATTTATTGTTTTCATTTTTATTCCTCCTTTCATTTTTTATTAGGATACTTATTTCATCATAAGTGAATCTGTATAGATTGGAAAATTTATTCACAAAATATGGAAATTTTTCAACTGATAATATAAAAATTAGCGGAAATATTTCTTTAGTATTTAAGAACTCAAATTCAGATATTTTGAGTCAGAAATTTTCTATAACAGAAAATGGTTTATATTTTATTTCAGCTACACAAAGAGTCACAAATACTGTTGACACATCCGAAAATGTTAAAATATTAAAAAATTCTGAACTAATCACTCGTCACGACTTTAATATTCCTGTTATAAATAGCAGGAGAGAATCTAATGTGTCTTTATCAACTGTTATATTTTTAACGACAAACGATGTAGTCACTGTTTCAAGAAGTAGTTGTGATTATATTTGTAGACAAAGAGACTTATTTATTTTTAAAATTAGTAGTTAATTTAAAAGTTTTTATTTTAAAAAAGTTGTTAACTGCCCCATAAATGTATTTCTAAGGGGCATTTGATTATCAGTAGAGTTAACCATTAAAACATCATTAACCAACTTAAATTGTCCACTACTTCCATTATTTCCTGTTATAGCTGTTGCTGTATTGTAGCAATCATAGGGTAAATTGCATTTATATGTAGTTCCATAATTTAATGTTTCTGTACCAGATGTATATGCAGCTATAAGAATTAAACGACCATATTGAAATATAGTAAATTCAACACCAGCAGGTGTTGAGTATAGTTTCTGAATTTTGAAAGTTGACAAATTTTCCAATCTCTCTAAAATTGATCCATTGTCAAATGGAATATAATTATTAACATTTGGAGATATATCACTATTATTATTTTTACAAATATATAGCTTTCTTGTATTATTATCCCAATATGCTTTACCAGATGTTTTTAATCCTGGTTCATTTAATATCCCACCATAATCTTTCCCCATCATTTGAGTAAATTTATTTCCTTCTAGTACTGTATTTTCTTGAGTTCCATACTTAACAATTCCATACTGCTCAGCTGAAGCATAATTAGTTTTATTAACTTTTTTACTCATCTCTTCATTGAACTCTTGATGTGTTATATAACTATGTAAATCAATCTTAGCATCTACTTTTGAACCACTTGTAATATTGAAATAAAATACTAATACAAAAGAGTGAGGACTATCTTTCATTAGTGGAATATAATCGTATTTATCTCCAGCATTTGCATATGCATAAAGAATTTCTTCACCTTCATTTCCTTGTGCGTAGAGTCCAACCTCTCTGAATATTTTGTCTTCTCTTAGTTCAGCATTAGAAAACTGAACTTCTATAGCTACTATATTTTTTTCATCTCCTTGTATTTTACAGCTAGTTACATTTGCTGTTCCCCATTCTTCCTTTACATCAGTTAAGAATCTAATCTCATCATTTGAAGTTATTGAACCACTTCCTAACTTTGCTTTTGTAAAAGTTAAAGTTTCAGATAAGTTTCCATTTATCTTTGCTTGAAGTTGTTCACCTTTTTTTGTTAGCTTTAAGCCTTCAAAATAACTCATTATTTAATTCCCCCTATCTCAATTATTTTTGTAAATCCTATCCCTTGAGCAGTATTTAACTTTGAATTTATTCTCATTGTTTGATCTAGTTTAAAATCAGCTTTTATTTCTATTTTTTTTATATTCTCAACTACTGATGAATAATATTTATTGCTTTTATTATTGATAATTTCAAGCTCCCAATACATTCTCGCTCCAACTTCACAAACTTTATTTAAGTCAGGCATTTTATTAATAACTTTT